CGCTGTAGTCACTGTCAAGTTGTGATTCGTATGCCCCGATACTGGATTGCCATTTCCCATGTCATGCCACCTCAATTAAAATTTCAATGTTAATTTCATTTGCCGATGTTTTGATAATCGGCTTTGTCGTATAACGAGCGACTGGTGTAAAGTCGGAGGTGGTACGATTCTGTATGTACACCTCACGAATCTTATCATCGAATGCATCATCAACACTCATGGATGCTTCGACAAGGAGAGCAGTATCGTCAATAATCGTCACTGTCGGCGTGAGGACAACGGCAGGGCGACCAGCCGCTCCATCCTCCGAAGTAGCCGGTGTACCGTCGAAACCTACCACTACTTCGTTGATGGTATCAGCGATGGTCTGTAGGAGCAAACGGCGTATATGATTCGATACGGGCATGTCAATAACTCCTGTACTCGGATTTGTTCGCACCTATTGGTAGGCCAGTGCCACCAATTTTGCCTCTCGTCTTCGTGCCTTTAACCCCTCCGATAAGGAAGGCGGTGTTGTGTACACCTCGTTCTGTCACTGTGGAAGTAATACGCAACTCAATCTTACCAAACATGGACAGGTTTTCTTCGACAATCTGTACATAGGTGAGTGGTGCTTTTGCGCCGGAAACAGCATTTGCTCCCTCGCTTATGCCTTGCAGTACCCCTTCTATACCCGACTCGATGTTGAGCATGGTTAGGTCAGTGTAGCCTGTGAGTGGTGTGTGTCTTGCTTCTGTGATGACACGGTTTACTCCACCGTACTCGATGGTCATACCGGGGCGTAGGTGGCTCAAACCCGGATGGCCCTTACTGCTGATTGCACCAGCGGAAAGCGTATTACCTCGTAGGATTTGACGACCCACACTCTTTGCCTTTCTGCTTGAGCGTACAGTCATATCAACGACAGGTGCGGGTTCTTCTCGTATCTCACCGTTGATACCGCTTTGTCTTTCAGTATCATTAACAGTGACAATAACCAAGTCATTCAATGCCATTGGTTGTCCCTGTACAGTGATTCGATTAGGTGTGTTATCCACGGGGTCTGTGCGGGTCGAGCCAAAGTGGAAGTCAGCATCCACTGTAGCGGTGGCTTCACTGAATGTGATAGGTACATAGAGCATATTACCAAACCGGTCCATCAACACCATACGGCTGTCGTGTCGCCCAATGAAACGCAGTGCTGTCATCAAGTTGACATTAGCGAAGTCTTGACCGAGGAAACGATTAGAGTGCATTCTTCGACCATTGTTGTTGTTTGTAGCGGCCATGTTGCGCCCAATGTTGAAACTGTTCATGCTCGTAGTGGCCTGTTGACCTAAGCGAATCGCCATGTCGGTAGTACGAAGACCAACATCAATCGGCTGTCCCAACTTAACTTCACGCTCAAAGAAGCCGAGGTCGTTAAGTGTTTTACCTTTCATATTTCTTAGGTTCATCAAGATACCAACAGTGCTTGACTCAAGCGTTGAGGTCACCAAGCGTTGAGCCGGGTTGTCAGCGTTGTAAACAAGCATTGGTTTGTTGGTTGAACTCAATATATTGTCGCCTAAAAAGGGTACTGCGGTACTGCTGTGGCCCGGAGTTTCTTTATGTGTGATTTGAATTGACGACTCACCCTCAACGATTTGATAGCGGGTTTCGGGCATGACTTGGAAGGTGGATGCGTTGCTGTTTTCAATAGTGACCTTCGCCTGTACGCCCGTACTCGTGTCCACCTTTGCATGATGAACGGCGTTATCAACAAACACCGGCTTACGCACATGGTCCATCACTGCGGGCATATCGGTATTGAACCGACCAACAATTGTGTTCTTGATTACCACCATGTCACTGCCCCATCATTGAACCCCTTTGTGCAAAATCGTTTGGGTGTTGCTCTACTACTTTTTGTGTCCGTTTGCCGGGTTGTGAGTCCCAAAAATCCCAATCATCGGGTATTCGCACCAGTCTTTCGGGTGGGATATTTTGAGTCACCCATGCTTCCGGTCCTTCATTACCCCATCCTTTATTTCTAAATTCACCCTGTACTTCTTTAATTGGCATTCTTACACCAATCCTTGCACGATAAGGAAAATCTGTCATTACACTGGTTCTTCTTATCGGACTAAACCAATTACCGGGTTTATCAAAATTAAACAATTTACGATGTGGTGTTTCATCGTTATCAGCCCATTGTCTAAATTGGTCTTCCCAATCTCTTGAGTAAGCAGAAAGAGGTTCGGGTTTTAATCCTTGACGGAACACTTGTTCTGCGGGCTGTTGCATAGAAACTGGCATAGGGGGAACGGGGGTATTCCTACTTGCAGTGACTCCTTGATTCATCATCCTTTGCATTTCATTATTTTCAAAAAATTCAGCAGTAGGGTGGCTCCTTTGCATCGTCACCGGCCCATACGAACTGGGGAAGTCGGGGTGGAACTCACCCAGTTCTGTTTGGCGTGATGCCTTAAGAAGATGCCACGCCTTCTCAAACACCATACTAAGCCCTCAACAGTTCCATCGCTTCAAGGATGCTCCCTTTGGTGTCAACTTACCTTTCTTACTCGTTGCGCCTTTCATACCACTCATGCGAGCGCAAAAAGACTTTCGCCTCTTGGCCTTCTTTGAGCCGGGCTTGAGTTTACTTGGCTTGGTTGTCACCGGAGGTTTAAGATTAGCACCACTCTTACGCTTGGCGGCGGCACGACCCTTAGCATTCAGTCCACCCTTGCGATGATGCTTGTTTGGGTTGTAGCCGTGGAATGGTTTTTCCTTCTTGGCTTTCATCACTGCGAATGCCAATTCTGCTGGGGTACAACAATTACAAAAATCGTAATCCGTCATGAGCCGTCACCCCATTGCCAGTCTTTAGGAGTATTCAGTGGCATAGGCGTGATGTATTTACGAGGTACTATCGGTTTGTCATAATAAGCATACCCTCGCTCTTGTGCAAACTCTTGATTAGGGTGCTGTGTAGGTTCACCAAAACCTTCTCGTACCCCAAACACATGAGGTTTATGATTAAACGGGTCAAATCGGTTCTCATCCATACGAACATCAACAGAAAAAGGACCATCTTTAGCATAATCCACTGCCCTATCAAAATCACTTGTGACATGTACACCCGAAGCATAGGGGTCATTATCTCCCGACGCTTCTATACCTCTTCTTTCTATATTGGGCTTTGCTAAATTATTAGTTCCATGATAGTATTTTACAGGACCATGTGAACTGGGTAAGTCGGGATGAAACTCACCTAACTCGGTTTGACGAGTCGCCTTGAGTAAAGACCAAGCCTCATTCATCGGTGTCATCATGAGCCGTCACCACTGTGGTCCGTTGAATTGTAGTCAACATCTCCTTTATGTCCTTTTGGATGCAAGGATTGGGAGAAGCGTGGTTGCACTGTGAAATCCTTACGGACAACGCTCTCATCGCTCTCCACGGATGTGCGACGGCGTGATGCGTCGGCACGATAGTGTTCCAAAGTATTTTCACTGATAATTACACGAGTCACTTCATTGTCAATTTTACTGCTGTCAAAGCCACTGTCACCTGTTCCGATAATTTTTGGTCCCTTACTCATAGGTACAGTGTCGCTTGCGCTTATATCCATGAGGTAAGCAGGTGCATAGGGTGGGTTGGTATCGGGGCTGGTTGACCTCATGTATGTACCGCCACCAGTTGCCCTACCGTTGTCAACGCTGTAAACGAATAAACCATATTTACCACCAGCGGTAGCACCGAAGTAGTTGCTACCGTATTGCGGGGCTGATGAGTGCAAGTTGAGATTAGAACGGAACATCTCGATATGCTGTTTATCCATCAATCGAACAGGGCGCATCATGTATGTGATGGTCTTATCAACAGCATTAGCACGCTTACCAGCACTGGTGAACACGCTTGTCACATAGGGGTTGCTACCCATTGCTGTAGGTGGACCGAAACTCAATGTCGTGTTTGTGTTGGTAGCAGTGGTATCATGGCTTAAAGTGAAACAAGTAGCATTGTTAATAGCGGCTATGGTAGCACTTGCGTGCATACCCAATCCCGATACGGTCATACCCACAACTAATTTTGCAGTGGAAGTCATAGTGACATGTCGGACACTTGTTGAAGAACCATCGGACAAACCGGATGTGTGGTTTGTATCACATGTAGCATCAGTGAAAGCACCCCAATTACTGTCGTCAATTGGTGAAAGGAAGTTGCGGGTTTCAGCGAGGTAAGTACCACCAAGCGGGTTGAAGTTTGAGGTGTGACTCATACGCACTGCGCCACCTTGAGGTTGTCCTCCAAAGTTGAGTGCGGTGAGGTCGTAGTTGCCTATGGTTTGAGAGCCAGTTTGCATACCACCCTGTAGCACAACACGCTGTCCCACATTGCGGTCTGTGTGTAGGCTGTGCGCTTCGGTGTTGATGATGATTTGATTGGTGTCCACACCTTGTAGGTTCTCGGTGTCAAGACCGATACGAGGGCTACTGCGGCTCACAGCATCCTTGTGTGGTGAGTCACCAACGATGTTCTCCATACGGTCGCTTACTACTGCTTCGGGCTTGAGTAGTCCGTCTTCTGCAATCTCCAAGCGTGAACTGATACCACGAGGTACTTCATCGGCTTGCAGTGTGTCGTTTCTTGCACG